TCTTGCACCACCGCCGCCGCCGCTTCCGCCTTCCCTTGGTACTCCAGCCGATCCTCCTTCTCCTCCACATCCTCCGCTTCCACCGGCGATTGCATCAACCACAAAATGAGCATACCCAGGGGGCTTATAAAAAGTACCACTTGCCGCTGTGAAAACTTTTAAGAACCCTTCTTTCAAAACAGTATAGAATCCGGTTCCATTACACTGTACAAATCTAATCTCACCGGGATACATGATATAAGATGTTTTGCCATCAATAGTTTCTGATCCATTAGGATCAAGAGTAATATCTCCTGTTCCGGCATTTTTAATATAACAAAACCAAGCTGATCCTAATGTCGCTGCTGCTGTGAATGTCTGTGTAAACGTACTTGTACAATTAATTAACTTTCCTCTATCTGCTGCTGCTAAAATCGTATTACTTGAACGATTATCAACAGTCGCCATATAAGGAGATTGTTCAAAATTACTTGCTGGAGAGTTCCAGGACAATAAAAGTCCATCATTAGATAAATACTTCCCTGTTTCCAGAGCAGGTAAACCAAGATCATCAACAACCTGATCTGCTAACGCTTCCACATCTGCAACAAGACCATCAAGGTCTGCTGGTAAGGCATCAAAACCTGCTGTAACAGCAGTCATGAAATTATTTATATCTGATGATAACGCTCGTATACCAGCAGAAATTGGACTTGGACTTGTATAATACTCACTCATCGTAAAAATCTCCTTGGGGTATAATGATATATAATCCCGTCAATCTTATGCCCTAAATCATAATTATTCTTACTATAAACTAATAACTGGATATTAATCCCAGTACCGTTAATTCTTATTGACGGACTATTCACAACTGCTGCATCCCAATAAAAATTTTCCCAGGAGTTAATATCCCAATAACCACCTGTACTAAAAGATAAAATATCTTCTTCTGCATGTCTCGGACGAGAACTATCTCCATAAGAAAAATCAGGAAAGAATTTTAATGAACTATAACTGATGTTATTCATTTCAATCGTTACTTTTCGAAATGTTTTTAAAATTGTTGGAGAAGATAAGTTATGAAAAGGAAATCGAGCAAAACTTTCAATATCATCTCCATCAAAAGATGATCCTTTATCTGCTTGATAAACCATCCCTTGATCAGAACCGAAATAAACAACATCCTTTCCATTTGCATCTTCATCCGAGAGAGTTACAAAAACATTATCTGGGTAAGTAAAGTTTGTGAAAGTTTGAGTCCCATCTGACATGATTGTCATAATAACTCCGGAACCGTCATTTGCATATAAACGATATTGATTTCGTGATCGATAAACAGCAGAAGCAACTACTTTACTTCGGATAGTATTAATTAAAGGCTGAACAATTCTACTTACTGTTCCAAGTTCAAAATTACCATAAGAATCCGTTTGATTAACTTGAACTATTCCACGATCATCTAAGCAATAAACATATCCGATTTTTTCAGTCGTATAAGGTAAACATCCAACTTCATCAGAAAGACTATCTAATGTAAAATCATCAATATTATTTCCAAGAAGTTGAGATGAAGAATTTCGAGAAAAAATTGCTAAAGCTTTTCCAGTAAGTACTTCAAATCCAGTCACCGTATCGCCAAGAGCAATTTGAGCTGTCCCGGTAATTACAGACCAAGTATAAGGTGCCCCAGGAGAAGAATTTTGAATAGATGATTTGAAAGAAAAAAATAACTGCTGTTTAAACATTCCAACCTTTTCAGGTACATCTGTTGCCATACCAGTTACAATAGGAACATAAATATCATCCCGAAGTTCAAATCCTAAATTAACTCCATCACAGCCGTAAAGGCTAAGTTTATCAACATTTCCACTGAAGTTATATTTTTTAATCTGATATCTTCCACCAGGAGCGATTGTAATTGCAGTAACTAAACTTGTTGCTGTTGCTTTAGTAACTGATGAAACTTGAAGTGCCCCGGTAGCATTAAACGTTCCAGTGATTGTAGAAATAATTAATCTTCCTGCTGCATCACTTGTCCAAGAACCACTTTGCTTAACAACCCGTAAGACTAATGCTGTTGCTCCAGTTCCAACTTGAGTAATTGTATTCCCTTCAAAAATTTCTCCAACACCAGTATTGAATGAAATCTGACTATGTAAAGTAATTGCACTCCATCCGGAAGCAGTTGACTTATAAATTGTTTTTGCTGTACCAAGGACATTATCCCGGAAAGCATAAATAACTCCATTAAGTGATCCAAGGCCTCGTAATGCTCCAGAACCTACTGGGGCAGAAATATCAGCACGATAAATATCTGCTGCGGCAGCTAATGCAATTACATGTTTATCTCCAGTTGTTGCCCCACTTAATAAAGGACTGGTTGTAAAGGTTCCGACAGTAACTGCTGAAATTGAAAAATTTTCAACAACAAAAGTTCCAGTTACTTTGGTAATGTTAAATTCTGTTGCTGAAATAATATTACAAACAACTCCTGTTGCAGCAGAAGTTACTCCAGTTATAGTATTTCCAACTGCGACAGAACCAACCAAAGTTACATGACAATTATAATACGTTGCTGCTGATGGAGCCGGTTGACCAGAAAATCTTTCATACCCATCAATTCGTCTATAACCCCCATCTGTTCCAGGTTCATAATTTAAACAACTTGCTAATGAACCAGGAGGTACAGTAATTGCTGGAGATTCTTGATCTAAACCACCAATCAATTTAATATATTCTGTATCAACTTGAGTTGGTTCTAATTTCATGCCAAAGGTGCTCCATACTGGAATTTTGGAAGTTGATTAAGTTCTAACGCTCGTTTTAATCGACCAAACTCATTCTTTCCATGGCTATATCGTTCGTTTGCTGCATCAAATGCACCATAAAGCATAAGTCCTCTCCAGACAAGGATTTCATGAAAGTCTTCTGGAAAGTTTGGTACATCAGCATCGAGAGTCATCTGATCCGGCTTTTGAAAATATTCGCCAATGATAGTATAAACATCATCAGGAACAGGGTAAAAATTTAATCCCTGATTTGGTTGAATGGAAAAGAACCTTGGTCTGTCAGTTTGAGTTCTTCGAGATCCATATAAATAAGCTTGACGATACTGAGCCCAAGGGATGTATTCCATATATTGTTCATTTGACACACCAGCAGAAGTTAAATAACATCGAATGTCTCCAGCTTCAGTAACGTTCCAATCTTTTAAATCAGTTAGTCCAGTCTTACCAACACCAGATCCATTTTGATATTCTCTTTGAGTTGCAATCGTTGGAAATGAAAAATCCTTTGTCATAAAAAACCAATTCGGATGAAGATTTTGAACATCTCGATAGGCTTTATTAATCCAGTTAACAATCTGTAAATGAAACCCAGTCTGACCAACTACTGTCGTTGGGCCAGTTCCTTGAATCCCTGATTCAGATCGAAGTTCTTGACAAAGAGATAAAAAGTTCATTCTTATGCCTCTTGCAAAATATTAGATAACCATTGTGCTCCACGTGGATCTGGATCATGTCGAACTACAAAAGGACTTGACACAGCAGTATCCGGGACCATCTGATATCGATGTTTCTCAGAAGGATTCGGCCAACGCTGATCAAACCGGGTATGACGATTCCGAGCAAGCACTTCAACATACTTGCGTTTGATTTTAGCTTCCTTACCCCGAATAAGCGGTTGGTTAATTCCATTAACATTTAAAAGAAAAATCTTAAGATCCTCTTTATTCGCTGATGGATGGACATAAATCGTAAGGATCTGATTCATAAACGTTTCCATCTCAGCTTCTTGGATCAAATCATGGGGAGCAACTGCTTCAATTCCTCTGGTGTCTTGACCAAATTCCTGAGAAAGAATTGGTTGTCCTTGACTAATTGTTTCTTTCCGAACTTCCATTTCTTTTTTAAACAAATTTGTCATCGTTGTAATCAAAGAACTTCCAAATGAATTCAACTGATCCATTGTGACAAATTCTTTTTCTGGTGCTTTTTCAACTTTTGGCTCATCTTTTACTTCTTCACCAGAATCAATTTTTAAATCTTTTTTTAACTTATCAAACATGATAAAATCCTTTATGGAGTTAGGTGGGATATTTCACCCACCCTGAAAAATTAATTAAATCTTAACTCTGCTGTGTAGTTGCCAGAGCAGAAATCGGAGTCGTTGGCATTGCAAACAGATCGTAAATATCACAGAAAATACTTGTTGTTGTTAATGTAGTCGTTCCAGCAGTAAATACACTTGCTGTTGAATTCGTCACAACAATTCCACAGTACGGACAGGTATCAGCTGGTGCAACAGGCCAAGGAAGTGCTTTTCCTGCGGAAATAGTACTATTCGCAACTGCATCTCCAACCATAACTACAATAGTTCCAGCGGCATTAATATGAGCAAGATATGCTCTGGTATAACCAGCAGCAATGGTATGAGCTGTATTCCCATCAAGTTTGGTGTCTCCATTATCACTTGCTTTGGTATAATGAATACCATTAATTACATATAGCATAGCTGTCGGAGTAATTTCAAGATCAGCTGCTGCATCTGCATCAACAATTACAGCTGCTTTTGTGATACAAAAGGTTCCACCTCTTGGATCGTTAGATAGGTTTATTGTCATAATATATCTCCTTAAATTAAATTAAATTAAAATTATCTCAGTTGTGCTGCAAACCACCAATCAATATCCATTGTCACCGCAGCAGCTTTACCAGTTTTAATTCCAAAACAAACTCCCATTACCTGATCCAAAGGAAAGTTTGTTGCAGCACTTGTTGTTGTTGCTTGCAAAATACCATCCACATAAAAACCAACTGTTCCAAGAACGGACTTCATTCCAAGTTTAACCCATGCAGACGTAGAAGGAGTTCCAACATCAGTATCAACTGCAACTCTTGCACCACCAGCTAACTGCATAACAGCCTGCCATTTAGCAGCGACATCAGTAGCAGCTAATCGTTGAAATCCAATGGTATCAATAACCGCCATGACCATAGTATCATCAGTAAACAATGTTGCATCAACACCAGTTTCCTGAGCTAAACCAACAAAAGTACCAAGAGCAACATCAATCTGATTAACTTTAACTCTTGCTTCAAACCACCAATTTTTTGTAGCATCTGCTTTAATCTGACCAGCGGCATCATTTCCATAAGTAATCGCTGATTCATCATTATCAGTTGCGCCCGTAGTAAGTCTAACAACACCATCTGGAGTTGCAGCTACAGCTACACAAGTTCCATTCGTACCAACAAGTTCATAACCATATCCTGTTGGACGCCATACATGAAAATCATCCCCAAGAAAACGTCCTACTGTAGGATCAAAAATCATTGCCCCTCTGGGACAATTAGACCAAATTGCTGGAGATAAACCAGTTCCAGAAGCAGAGCCTTTTTGAAGATCAGTGATATCAAACAATTCTTTTGTGACTTCCGGCCAGTTAGTTCCAAGGATATTTTCCAACGCTCTCTTCGTTCTTTGACCAGGAACTGCTGCAAGTCTTTTTAATGTTTCACCCATTTAACTCCTTTTGCCTTAGACAACTCATAAGGACTTTTCATAAATTTAAAAATTCTCTAATCGCTGTTCACACCATGAACAACCTCAGGAAAGAACTAAATATCAGTTACACAAGTTTCAATCCGGAGCATCCAGTTCTCATTTGCTCTAACAGAAGCATACCAAAAATCTGCCCCAACATAACCAAACATTCCAGAAGGATTTGCATGATTCTTAGTTTGAGAAGAAAGAATTGTTGGAGAAATTCCAGTATATCCTTTGCCTTTAAGAGAAACATGTCCCCAAGCTTCATCAGCCATGATAATCATTGGATAAACATCACAGTTAGATGCCCCAACTGATTTCATTCCAGTTCCTGTTACTGATGCTCCAGCAGCCAAAAATGGAGTAAATAACGGAGAAGTTACAATCCGGAACTCTTCAATTGCACCAATTTCTCTTTCATGAACAGGTTTAATAGCCGACCCATATTCAACTACTTTCGTAAATCCAGGGAGATCACGGATATCAGCAACGCAATCAGTATGGCAGAAAACAATATACGCAGGTTCTACTGGAGCAGTACCATAATCAGGTCCAGCAGCAATCTTAGATGTTACATGCTTTCCTCGATTTGTTTCTAATGCTCTTGAAGCAGCTCGAAACTTATTTAACGAAATTGGTGTGTTCAACCCAGCTCTGGTGCTGCCATTAGTGTAAAGCACTCCAGAACCAGCTTTTATCGCACCATAACAAACAAGTTCTGCAATTTCACCAAGTGTTTCACCAGTAAGTTTTTTCATATCCGCAGGAATATCATCTTCATACATTAACTCTGCCTTACTAGAAAATTCAAACAGAACTGCATACTGCTGAATAATAGCAGAAACATCTGTATAAGTAATTGTATTTGTATCCGGCGTTACTCCTTCTGCGGTCAGAAAAGATGTAGCTGTAATAGAAGGAGATCCACTATAACCAGATGCCGGATTTGATTGATTTGTTGAACTAAACGGATCTAACCGACGAAAAACAACGGTATCAGTTTTTCTTAATGGATGTTGTCTTTGCATCC